CCTTCCGGCCGATAGGAAACCGCGCGTAGGGGTGAACTGCTGCAATTCCATGACTCAGACTCCCGTATTACGTGACTGTTAGGCCGGCCAGTTGGCAGCCGTTTCACCATAGGCGCGCTGCCCATATGCAACGGCTTCATAGCGCCGCTTGAATAGACGCGCGCTGCATTCCCCCTCCGCATAGCAGTAGGAGTCCGCGCCTGGCGTCATCCATGCCAATCGCCATAGATCTGTCATCATGTCGCGTTTGACGTACAAACGGGCGGACATGTCAGGGACTAGGGCGCCGCGGTCATTGGCTACATGTGGGCGCATGCTTATGCCTCCTCGAAATACTGCCGCAGGGTTTCCGGGCGGAATGCATAGCCATGCGAGATGTGGCCACGCCCTTCACGGTCGATTGTGACATGGCCCGATCGCTGCTGATCAGTGCTGCAGTTGGTTACCCAAAAGAGCTGGCCCGGCTTCACTGTGACCGCGCAGCCGCGGCTGCCTGGCGCCTTAAACTGGAAAGCCGCTTTAGCCTTCAGCGTGGCGCCTTGCTTGTAATGGGTCATCCGACTCACTCCCGTTCGTTCCTATGCATTCTGAATAAGGGAAACGGGCGGCTGAATCAACTGTTACGTGCATTCGTTTCACTTATTCATTGAGAATAGCGCTTATTCACGCTGCCTGGTGCGTCTGAGCTGGGCTGCAGGTGGCCTATATCCCTTATTCATATCCCTTATTCAGTGTGTTGCTGGGTTGCCTGAATAAGGGAAACCGCGGCTGCTAAGTTGCTGATTTTAATGGCTGCGGGTCCCTGTTTGGTGTGTTACCTGTGGCGCGAAGCGCTGAGCCGCCAAAGAAAACCGTGTTCACATCATCCTAGGGGCCTGACGCGAGTTTGCCTTACTCAAAGCAGACCGCTCACCCAGATTTTGTGGAATCTAGCCCTAGACGCAGACGCCGATTTGCGTGTCTCCAAAAAAACAGTTGGACCAGTTGGACCAAAACCCCATATTTTCCTTTTGCTTGGACCAGTAGAATCTATATTTTTCAAGGGTTTAAAGGGGGTGGTCCAACTGGTCCAACTGGTCCAACTAAATCGCTATACGCGATGCAGAGATGCCCTCCCCACGCTGGCAGACAGTCACGCGCTAAACACCCTCTCTGTTCGCTATAGCGATTTTTATACCCTGACCAGGCGGACCACCTGGACCATCCTTTGTTTTCAGTCACTTAATTCCCTTATTCACTTGGACCACCCCGGTACCAGCCTGGACCACCCTTGGACCAGCAGCCGTTTTTCTCAATTTACGCGTGAAATTGTCGCCGGTATAAGGTTTCAGATTCACCCGCGGGAGTTTTGAAAATGACGTTCAAGGAATATCTGGCAACGCTTGATGCGAGCAGCGCAGACGACCCAATGCAGGAAGACTTCATCTCGGACGCGCAGAGCGATCGTAAGATGCCTGATGTCGCCACCTTGGCCGAACTGACCGCTTACATGACGTACCAGCGACGCGCCTGCTCCGAGGCCGTCAACGCTGCTGAGAACATCTGGAAGGACTATGAGGTGGCCAAGTACGTCGAGAGCCGCCGGAAGCGCTGATACGAAAAACCCCGGAACTGATGTCCGGGGCTTCTCTTTACTCTTCGTCGGCTTCCCATGGTACTTCGAGGCCAAGGGTCGCCTCAAACTGCTGTCGGCAGATATCCAGGGGCGGGATATCGTAACGCCGCTTCCGCGATCCGCCGACACGCGGTCTCACCGTCTTAAGCAGGGGCAACATGTCGCGCAGGCGCCGCGCGAAGTCGCCCTCACCCAGGACGTTCCCCTCGTAGCGGTGCTCCCGCATCCAGTCGCGATAGTTGCCGCGAAGCGTTTCAACAGGCGTGGTGGCGTAGGTCGACCACGATCCGGCATCATCTTCATCGAAAGCGTCTGCGGAGCCACCCGGCAGATCACCGGCGACCAGCAGTTCGTACCACCACTTCTCGACGTTCTTCAGGCTCTGCAGCTTCTGGTCGCGCAGACCTTCCGTCATGGGTGGATTGCGCACGTCGAAGCCGCGCAGGTCTAACGTCTGGAGATAGTGTAGCAGCGCTGCGCGGCCGCCGTTCTTCATCTCGTGGCGGAGGGCAGCATAGTACGCGGGATCGCGCTTGCCGCCGACGTTCATCACGAAGAAGCGCCGCTCGTCGAAGCTGGCGGGAACGACCCAATCTTCGTTCGACGAGATGAAGACGCGCAGCACGCTGTCGACTTGGAAGGCGTTCACCCCCTTGGGTTCGATCTGCACCTGCTCGGAGGTGATGACGTATTTTAGCGAGCCTTCAGCCTTCTTGTCGCCTGCCCAGAAACCTTCCTCGACGTGCAGCAGCAGCGTCTTTTCCTGATGAGCGTTGAATTTGCCGTACAGGTGCTCGGCGTTTGCGATTTTGGTGTGGTGCCGCGGAAACAGGCCGCCGACATACTCGGCAACCGTATCCTTGCCGGTCCCCTTCCTCCCCTTCAGCACGACGGCCGTACCGGGCTTCTCCCACGGTTTCTGGATCATGTGCGCGAACCAGCGGATCAACCACTGATAGGCAGCATCGTTACCGACGCAGATGACGTTTTGCAGGTGATCCAGAAACAGGCGACAGCTCTTGGTGGTATCCGGCTCGACTGAGAAGCCCTTCCAGTGGTTGTACGCGCCCTTCGGCCCACCTGCCGGCGCGAACACGATGCCGTTCGGATAGCTGCTGCGCTTCGAGTGGCGCATCCAAGCCTTGGTGACGGCCTCGGTGGATTTCTCGGTCGCCCGGCGGACGTTTTCGTAGAAATTGTGGAGGTCCGTCACCGATCCATAAGCCATGGAGCCGTCGGTTTTCTGCGTGAGGATGATGGTCTTCCCCTCGACGAAGGCGACCGCGTGTTTCCGGTTGAGTTTGTTCACCCAACCTGGCGTCTTGCCGTCGGTTTCGTCGTCATCATCGTCGTCTGGCCCGCCGTCCCAGGCATTGTCCGAATCGACAGGCGCGTCGGCGAGCAGTGTGTCGAAATCGTCGCCCTCTCCGGTTGCGGGCAGATCGTCTTCATCGTCAAACTCGTCACGCAACCGGTCTTCTAGATCGGCATCGCGGACGTCGATCGCCCACCGGCGAACGGTTGCCATCGTGACAGGCTTCCCGCGGTATTTGCCGAAGCTGCGCCATTTGCTGCGGCGCATCTCGCGAAGCTGTTGCTCCGGGGTCTGCTTCTTGCCGAATTTGTCCGAACGCTTGGTGTGGGTAATCCACAGATCCAGCCCCTCTTGCGAGCCGCCGAACTGGTGGTGCAACGCCTGGCCAAGCCGAAGCCAGTCATCGTAGTCGAGGTCGCTCACAGGAACCAAATCCAGTTCCCGGTCAAGCTGTCCCGGCTCGAATGTCAACGGTTCCCGCTTCTCATATTCGTATTCGCGTGTTTCCGCAGCGCCCAACGCCTCGATGACGGAAGCAGCGATGCGCGGCCCACCTCCAAAATCCAGTTCGTCAAAGTCAAATTCGCGCAACCACCGGTACGGCAAGCCAGTGTCTGGGTGGATCGACGGCGCCATGACAACCTGTTTGCCGGTGCCGAAGAACTCGATTTCCCAATCATAATGCCAGACACCGTTGGCATCGCGGTGTTTGCCGTCTGAAACCGCCAGCTTGCGACTGTCGAACGGCTTGTCGCTAATCAGATAGAGGTGACGCGACTCGCCACCCGAGCCAGATTGCACCTCGGGGAACATCTCGCGCGATCCGATGCCTAACTTCGCGAAAGCCGCCCACGCGTCGTCAGCAAGATCCGGGATGCGAATGTCGATGTCGAAAACGTGAAGGTAGTCACCGCTGCGCAGAAGCGAAGGTTCGCCGAGTCGCACGCCAACATTGTTGCCTGAAACGTAGGTGCGACGAAGATCGTCAAGGGACGCTACCGGCGCAGCCTGCCACGCGTCGCCGATCGGACGCTTCTGTTTTTTGTGCAGCCAATGAATGGCAAATCCGCCGTCGACGAACGGCTTTATCGTTTCGAGAAGGCTCATACACCCGCCTGCAGGTTAGAGGTGTGATCAGGCGGCGTTAGTGAAGACGAACTGGTCGAAGTCCCGGCGTTCGGGCAGCGGGCGACCCGCAGCAATCAAAAGAGAGGCGTTCGGCTCGGAGCAGGCCAGCTTGCGAATCGCGTCGGCGTTATGGGGAGCCAGTTTCGACTTGCGCAGGAACGCGTAAACGCGCTCGTGACTCAGTTCCAGGTCGTTGGCGAGCCGCTTCACATCGAGAAATTGGCAGAGCGTGCGGTGTTCGGGGAACAGGTCGAGCAGGAATTGGTAGAGCGGCAGTTCCTTCCAGGGCTGGTTGCCGAGGCGGGATTTCGCGGGCGAATTTGTCATCAGGGTCTCCGTGATTTCGGTGTCACCGTAAACGACGGATCACGTAAATTCAATATCTGCGTGATTTTGGATCACGTAACAGTTGATTCTAACCGGGCAGCGTGTCTATATGAGTGCGACTCGCCGGTGACCGGTGAGGCAGTCATTCAGATAGGGACCACCGACACATGAGCATCGAAGTGCTGCTGCAGGAGAACACTGCAGCCCTCAACGCCCTTGCCGCCGCCATCGCCGCGCAGACCGCAGTCACGGAACGCGTGGTTCTGGGTCAACAGGCTGCCATCGAAAAGCTGGAAGGCGCCAAGGCTGCCGCAACCGGCACCCGCACGCGGAAGCCGAAGGATGAGACGCCGGCAGCTACCGAGGACAAGGGAAACGCCGCACCTGCCGACACGGCGTCTGGGGAGGTCGCTGCAAGCAGTGCATCTGAACCGAAGACCAATGCGGTTCTCGACGCTGACGGCATGAAGGCGCTGTGTGGCGCGTTCACCAAGGCTGCCGCTGACGACGCCGACCGCGCCGCCCGCGTCGGCTGGCTCAAGTCCCTGGCGGGCTACTTCTTTCCGAACGGCGATGTCGTCGGCACCGCGGCACTGGTCGCCACGCCCGACAACGCGAAGAAGGCTGAGTTCTTCATCGAGCGCAAGAAGGCCGGTCTCGATGTCGATTTCGGTGCGGAATACGACTTCGACGGCGACCCGAAGCAGGAAGTGGCTTCGACTGCTGCCGGTGACGATTTCGACTGATCGGGATAGGGCAGCTTCCCGGCTGCCCCGTTTCCGGTGATGCGCGGGCGATAATGGCGGCAACCTGAAAGTGCTTTGCCGAGCAGCCCCACGGGGGTTCCCGCGCATCTCCCGAAACGACGGATAAGTGAAAATGGCGACCAAGAAGACGTTCGACTACAAGCTCGGTGACCGTGTCGACCTGACGGAATCCGACGAAAGCGGCGGCCTGATTATCGGCCGCGCGCAGTACACCAACAGCAATCCTGCGTATCTAGTCCGCTATGTCGCCGGTGACGGCCGTCAGGTGGAAAACTGGATCTCGGAGGACGCGCTGCAGGCAGCGTGACACGGCGCGGGCAGCTTCCGGGCTGCCCCGTTTCCGGTGAGGGGTGCCCGCGTAGGCCAGCAGAAGTGCTCCTGGGTGGCTATTTCGCGGGGAGCACCACCCCTCTCCCGAAACGACGGAGACCCCGATGCCGGACGATCTCACCGACGAAGAACTCGACCGGCGACGCAGCGAGATGCGTAACCTGTCGCCCGCTGAACGCCAGATGCTGATCGCATTGGGCATCCTCGCCGGGAAGGTCATCGACGGCAGGCCACATTTTGCACGTGGTCGGATCACCGTCACAACCAGTTACGAGGATATGGCGTGACGGAAACGATCGATTCCCAAAACTGGACCGGTCGCGCTCCGTGGGCAGGTAACCCTCTGCAGGTCGCGCGCACGAGGCTGCGCAATCTCCTGTATCCCTCATACGAATGCCAGCAGTGCGTCGGCCAGGAAGCCCATTGGGGTTGCTACTGCGGCTACCACCTTTGCGTGTCGCCGTGCGTCGGTCCTGGTGCCATCCGCCACTGGCTGCGCAGCTTCGCTGAACGTCACCTCAGGGTTACACCGTGACCGTCACCCCTGACCAGCTACCCGCCCACTCCGAATACAGCCCTTCGTCTTCCGAAGGCTGGTCGACCTGTGCCGACTACATCAACGCCAATCGCGGGCTGCCGGACACGACGTCATGGGAAGCTGCGGAAGGTACGGCTGCACACTGGATTCGCAACGAGTGTCTGATGAACGGCGAGGATGCCGTCAATTACATCGGCCACATCCAGAAGGTCGAGGAGTGGGAGTTCGAGTGGGCTGCCGACGACGCCCGTCTCCTGCAGCCCGGTATCGATCGCATCCGGTCATATGATGGCCTGTTCTACGGTGAGCACTGGGTCAATCTGACGACGTGGCTCGGCACCGATTCACTGGGTCGCCCGCAAGGCGGCACCCTGGACGGCGGCATCATCACCGACGACCTAATTGTGATCGATGATGAGAAGTGGGGTCGCGGCGTTCCCGTCAGCCCGATCCGCAACAAGCAGCTTATGCTATATAGCTTAGGTTTCTGGGAATCGATCGCCCGCCACAAGACGCAGGCAACTCGTTTCCTGCTGCGGATCGACCAGCCCCGCCACCTAGCAGGCGGCGGTGAGTGGGAAACCACGCTCGACGAGTTGCTGGCATTCGGCGAGTGGATCAAGGAGCGCGTCGCCGCCACGAAACAGCCGAACCCGCCGCGCACCGCCAGCCTCAAAGGCTGCATGTGGTGTCGGCGGAAAGAGGCGACCGGCGGCTGCGATACCTATGACGCTTACATGGTGGAAACGCTCGGCCTGGAGTTCGACGACTTGGACAACCCACCACTGCAAATCGAGAAACGGTTGACCCCGGAGCGCCGTCGCGTGCTGCTCGACCACAGCAGCGCTATCGAGAAGTGGCTGGAACGCCTCAGCGACGAGTGTCTGGAAGACTACATGGCGGGACGTCCAACCGGCGGCCTGAAAGCGATCGACGGTCGCAAGTCACCGGATGCCTGGATCGACGAGAAGACGGTTGTCACGCCGATCCTAACCGGGCTTCTTGGCGACCGCAGTTTCACGTCTAAATTGATTACGCCGACGCAAGCGTGTAAGAACTTCAACCTTGATGATTTCGACCTTCTTCTCCTCGCACCGCACATCAAGCGTGGCCAGCGAAAGCCGACCCTGGTGCCAGAGGAAGTAAACCGGCCCGCACTGACGCGCGCCAACGAGTTCGACGATCTCGACTGAAAACCGTCACCTGCAACCGAGGAAACCCGTAAATGGCTACCAATAACAAGTTCGTTCGGACTTACGATGACGATGCCCGTGTCGTCATGCTGAAAGGCGTCCGGCTGTCGTTCTCCGAGTCCCTGAAGGACAAGAAGGCGACGGTGGAAGACGGTGAACCGAAGCACAGCAGCAACATCATCATCGAAGCCGATCAGCCTGGCTTCGAGGAGAAGAAGCAGGCGATCGTCGCCGCGATGAAAGCTGCCTGTGAGAAGGCGAAAAAGCCCGCTGATTACTTCAAGGTGATCGCCGAAGATGCCCCGAAACGCGTCTCTTACCGCAAGGGCGAGCGTTTCAAGAACAAGGATGGTGTCGTCTACGAAGGCTATGCTGGCAACATGGCGATTTCGGCTTCCGGGCCGAAGCGTGGCCAGCAGCGTCCCACCCTTTTTTCGCGGAACAAGCGGAAGCTCGGCGCACCCGGCCAGGAAGGCTGCTTCACGGTCGATGACATCCCTGAAATCTTCTACGGCGGCACCTACAGCGACGTGAAGGTGTCGTTTTACTACACCGATAAGGGTGGCGACGGCCTCTTCGCTACCATCGAGAGCATCCGGTCGCTGGAGACCGGCGAACGCATGGCCGGCGGCGGCATTACGACCACTGCTGACGAGTTCGACGATGCCGATGACGATGACGGCTTCGACGGCGATGCCGGTGGCTCGTCTTCGTCGAAGGCCGGCTCCGGTGATGACTTCGACTGAGTGAACTGTGGCGCCGGGTGGATGGTTCTGCCCGGCGTTTCACGTAATGCGTGATTATGGGGATGGTCGCATGACCTACACTGTCCATGAAATCTTCCACACCCTCCAAGGTGAAGGAGTCAACTCCGGACGCGCGGCAGTGTTTGTGCGCTTCGCCGGCTGCAATCTATGGAGCGGTCGCGAAGAAGATCGCGCCACAGCAGTTTGCAAGTTCTGCGACACAGAGTTCCGCAAGGGTGAACGATACACGCGTGAGCAATTGCTCGACGCGATCCTTACCTTTGACACCAACCTGGTCGTGTTTACCGGCGGCGAGCCTGCGCTGCAGCTAGATGAGGGACTCGTTCGATCACTTCGGGCGTTCGATCGGCAGGTGGCCGTCGAGACAAACGGCACACGCCTGATCCCCGACGTTGACTGGGTCTGCGTGAGTCCGAAAGCCGGCTCTAACGTCGTCCTTAATCGGGCCAACGAGTTGAAGTTCGTCTTCCCGCAAGCAGGCATGACGCCGGATGAGGCTTGCGACACCATTGCAGCCGACACCCTTTGGCTCAGTCCGATGGATGGTCCCAACATTCGCGGAAACACCGCCGCCGCGGTCGCCTATGTCAAAGCCAACCCGGAATGGCGGCTGAACATCCAAGCACATAAAATCTGGGACATCCGGTAATGGGTTTGTTCACCAGGAAGAAGCAGCAGGGTCGTCGCCTTACCGGCGTCAAGGCGGTCCTTTCGGCAGCTCATCGCGATCAGCGGACTGGGCAGATCCACGGCCATACGTGGGAAGTCGTTGCCTGGTTTCGCTACACCGGCACGGATCAGTCGATTCGGAAGTACCAACTTGATCAGGTCGTCGGTCGTCTGGACCACACCTGCCTGCCCGACAAGATCGCATGGGGTGAAGCCCTGGCCGAGTATATCTGGCTGGAAATCAACACGGAGCACTGCTGGCGCGGAGACAATCCGTCTTGGGACTGCATAGCCGTAGACGTGAACCGCCCAAGCGAAGGGATCTTCGCCCGGTACGAAGCATGATCCACTACCACGGCGGCCCGATCACTCCGGACCCCTGCGCCAGCAAGACCTGGAAGGGCCGCCACGCCTTCATCAGTTTCGCAGACGATCGTCAGATCGGACTTGCGGCCGAGATATGCCAATCGTTCGCGCTCGATAACGGCGAGTTCAGCCGGTGGAAGGCCGGGAAGCCGACCAACTGGCCTGCCTTCTACAAGTGGGTCGCGCACTGGCGCCGGCATCCGGGTTTCGATTTTGCCGTTATCCCCGACGTGATCGACGGCAGCGAAGCCGACAACGACGCCTTGATCGCCGAATGGGGTTTCGCGAAACACGAAGCCGCCGTTGTTTGGCACGTCAACGAATCCATCGATCGGCTCGTCCGCCTCGCTAACGAGTTCCCGCGCGTGGCGATCGGTTCGAGTGGTGAATATGACGTCGCGAAGCCGCCGGCGTTCCTGGCACGGATGCGCAAGGTTTTGCCGCACATCATGGACGCAGATGGCTACCCCATCTGCAAACTGCACGGATTGCGCGTCCTGAACCCTGTCATTTTCACCGAGCTGCCGTTGGCAAGCGGCGACAGTACCAACGTCGCCCGCAACATCAAAATCGATAAGGCTTGGCGGGGCACCTACCAGCCACACAGCCGCGAGACGCGCGCCATCGTCCTGACCGAACGCATCGAAGCCCACAACAGCATCGGCTCACGCCCTGACTGGGTCGACCACAACGGTGGCCCGCCACTCGTCGACGATTTCGAGGATTTCCTGTGACCAACGAAGCGAAACCCGATGTGCTTGCGGACATCGAAATCTATCACGATTTCGCCTATTTCGCGTTCGAGCGCGTATCCGACGGCAAGAAGATCGGCATCGAGGTTTCCCGCCGCACGGATCGCGCAGAAGATGATGCCAAGCGCGACAAGGTTCGCGGCATCCTGCTGCGCAACAGGATCATCACATTCAACGGGCAATCCTACGACGCCCCGCTGCTCTGGTACTTCGTCTTCGGCGCCACCAATGCGCAGCTAAAGAAGGCCAGCGACCGCATCATCAACGGCAACGTCCGTTACTGGGAGGTCGAGGATCTGCTGCAAATCCAGATCCCGCGCAGCTTCACTCATATCGACATGATCGAGCCGCAGCCGAATGCCTTCGCGTCGCTGAAGACGCTGAACGGCCGGCTGCACGGCAAGCGGATGCAGGATCTGCCGGTGGAGCCGGACGCAAGGCTGACCGATGCGGAAATGGATGGGCTGATCGATTACTGCGCGAACAGCGACATTCCTGCTTCACGCCGGCTGCTGGATGCCTTGGTCGAACCTCTCGCGATGCGGGAAGCGCTGTCGAAGGAGTACGGCGTCAACTTCATGTCGAAGTCAGATTCCCAAATCGGGGAAGGCATCATCAAGAAGCGCGTCGAGCAGGCAACAGGGTCGAAGGTCAGCCGCATCGACACACCCGCAGGCACGTCGTTCCAGTATAAGATTCCGCCATATCTGCGGTTCCAGACGCCGCAGCTACAGAACATCCTCGACCGGCTGCGGGATACCGAGTTCTACGTCAAATCCGACGGCAAGGTGGAGATGCCGAAGTGGCTGTCTGACGCCAACCTGACGATCGGCAACACGACCTACGCGATGGGCATCGGCGGGCTGCACTCGACTGAGTCAAACCGCGCCGTCCACAGTGATGAGGATCACCAGCTTCGAGATTTTGACGTCGCATCCTACTACCCGGCCATCATTCTCGGCTCCGGCCTGTATCCGAAGTCGCTCGGCCCGTCGTTCCTCGACGTTTACCGGAAGATCCGCGAGGACCGTATCGTCGCCAAGCGCGCCGGCAACAAGGTCGTCGATATGGGCCTGAAGATTGCCCTTAACGGCGTCTTCGGGAAGCTCGGCAGCCGGTATTCTATCCTCTACGCGCCGCACCTGCTGATCACGGTTACCCTCACCGGGCAGCTCGCCCTGCTGATGCTGATTGAGCGCGCAGAGCAGGCCGGCATTCCGGTCGTGTCGGGCAACACCGACGGCGTGGTATTCAGATACCAGCGCGACCGCGAAGGCGAACTGCTGGCGATCACGAAGCAATGGGAGACCGAGACCGGCTTCGAGTTGGAGGCGACCGATTACGAGTCGCTCTACAACCTGTCGGTCAACACCTACATCGCGGTTAAGCCCGACGGCAAAACGAAGCGCAAGGGCACCCTCAGCAACCCGTGGAAGGATAATGACATCCGCGGCATGTTGATGAAGAACCCAAATGCCGTCATCTGCTCTGACGCCGTGGTCGAGTTGATCGTCAACGGGACACCGATCGAGGAAACGATACGCGGCTGCACGGATATCCGCGACTTCGTGACCGTGGTGAACGTCAAAGGCGGCGGCACCTGGCGTGGTGGCTATCTCGGGAAGGTGGTTCGCTACTACTGGGCGCACGCTGGCGAGGAGATCTTTTACAAGACGCCGCACGAGCGCACCGGAAACTTCAAGAAGGTGCCGCGGACGGACGGCTGCCGGCCACTGATGGACCTGCCTGACGAGGTGCCGGCTGACATCGACTATGACCGGTACATCGCCGAGGCCAACGAAATCCTGATGGATATCGGCTACACGGAGCGGCCGCCGGTGGTGAAGCCGATCCGCCTCTTCAAATATAACGCCGTGGCGTACTTCGCACTGGCGGTCTGATGTACCTGCCACCACGCGACGCGCTATTCGCCAGCATCGCGGCGGGCACCTGGCCGAACATTGCCCCGTTCACCCCGGTCCCCCTCGACCCGGAGCTGTTCGACCCCGGCCTGCACTGGTGGCAGTATGACCTGCTCTGCGACGTCGCGGCTCTGTTCCGTGCCGGGTATCGCCGCGTCCTGCTGCAGTGCCCCACCGGCGGCGGTAAGACGGTCATGGCGCTATCGGCGCTCATGTCAGCCCGTCGCCAGGGGTTGAATGCGCAGTTCCTCGTCCACCGGAAGGAACTGCTGAAGCAGACCAGTAAGACGTTCACGTCAGCCGCGCTCGACCACAGCTTCGTGGCGGCCGACTTCCCGTTCGATCCGGGCGCTGGGTTGCTGCTGTCTGGCGTCCAGACGCTGATCAAGCGCACCCGGTTGATCCTGCCACCGGTGCTCGTCATCATCGACGAGGCGCATCACGCCGTGTCGAACACCTACGCGCAGATCCTGGAACAGTGGCCGGATGCCTTCCTTCTGCTTCTGACGGCCACCCCGGAGCGATTAGACGGTCGCGGGCTGGAGGAGCACGCCGACGCGATGGTTCATGGCCCGCAGCCGCGCTGGCTGATCGACAACGGCTACCTGTCAGATTTCGACCTGTATGCGCCCGACATTCCGGATTTCGCAGGCGTCCCGTCCACCGGCGGAGAGTACCAGCCCGACGCGGCTGCCGCGGTCATGAACAAGCCGAAGCTCGTCGGCAACGTGGTCGAGCACTACCTGGAATTGGCCAACGGCGTCCAGGGGATCGTGTTCGGGCAGAATGTCGAGCACAGCCGGAAGCTGGCCGAGGCGTTCAACGCCTATGGCATCCCCGCGATGCATGTCGACGGCAAGACTGGCACCAAGGAGCGAGACTATTTCGATGACGCGTTTCGGGCCGGCGACATTCGAATCGGGTGTAACTGTGATCTCTTCGCCGAAGGCTACGATGTACCCAACATCGGCTATCTCGGCGACGCAGGTCGATCAAAGTCGCGCATCAAGGTCAAGCAGCGACACGGCCGCCCGATACGGTACGTGCCAGGCAAGCGGGCGGTCATCTGCGACCATGCGGGCAACGCGCTGCCGCCTTGGCTCGGTGGCCAGGGTCACGGCTTGCCAGATGAGGACTACATCTATTCCCTGACCGGTCGCTCGAAGAAGGCGACCACGAACGCAGGTCAGGACGCCACATCGATCACGCAATGCCTGTCCTGCTTCCGCGTCTACCCGTCATCGGCGCCGCAGTGCCCCGGCTGCGCTGCCGATCGTCCACTGCAGCCGCGCGTCGTGCGCGAGGTGGCTGGTAAGCTGTCGAAGGTCGAACGGGAAGCACTGCAGCGCGCGAAGACTGCCACACGGAAGGCCGAGGAATCTGCCTGCGAGTCCTACGACGAGTTCGTCTCGCTCGGGAAGGCGCGCGGTTACGAGTTTCCGGCGCAGTGGGCCAAACGGCAATGCAAGTTCCGTCGCATCCCGATCACCTCCGACGGTGACTGGTATCGCGAGTACGACGCCGCCAGCGATTACGACGATGTCGACACCCCTACCCCGCGAGTGAGTGACTATGACTGACGATTTCGACAGCCTGCTTCCGGCGCCGCCGTCCGAGAAGAAAATTCTGAACGATATATTGATCGAGGTTTCCGCGCTGCCTAGAACAATGGTGTACCGGCAGAATACGGGCCAGGCATGGCAGGGGCGGCCCTGTGATGTGCCGGTGGGGGAATACATCAAAGTGCTACCGGGAATGAAGATCCTCGCTGAGGCGCGACCTATATCGTTTGGGCTACTCGGCGCAGGTGATGCGGTAGGATCAACTAACGGTAGACCGTTACAAATTGAGACAAAAACACTTACCGGTAGGCAGCGTGAGGTACAGGTGGCATTCGGTAGAGCCTGGGAAAAGGCCGGAGGCATCTATCTTTTGGCACGGTCGGTTGACGAATGCCTATCCAAAATAGCAGCCAGTCAGTAATTCAACTCTTACTTGACCTTCTCGTGAAACCCGTGCATCTTTCAACTCACAGTTGAATTAGAAAGGGACGCGAAGATGGCCACGATGACAAAAGAAAGGATGCCGGAGACAGTGAGTACCACCCGTCTTGTACGGCGCCCCAACGCCGCCAGAGACCGCGAGGCGTTTGCCCGCCGGCTCAATTCAGCCGCTGACGGACACCCGCACTGCCCACCGCTCCACCACGGGCGGCTGACTTGGGTTCGCGATGAAGTCGAGAAGCGCACCAAGGCTAACGTGACGCTTGAAAGCGTGCGGAAGTGGTTCTCCGGCGAGACGAAGCCCCATCAGGACAAGATCCTCGCTCTGGCTGAAATCCTCCGCGTCACACCCGGCTTCCTGGCGATCGGCGAAGAAGGCACGCCGCGCGAACAGAAGGCTCGCGGTAAGATGGTGGACGGTGCCGTCAACATCGTAGCCGGTCTGATCCAAATGGACGGCGGCAGCGTTGCGTTCCCCGAGAAGGATGGTCCCGTCGATTTGCACGCGATCATCAAGGCGGGGCACTACAGCTTCAGCGTGGCGGCGCAGGACGCGGCAGGCAAGTTCCAAGTGCCGCTCGACTACGAGGATCTGATCGTACTCGGAGTCGTGAAGAAGGGCTTCTCGTTTCGCTTATTCGAGATCACCGCCGACGCGATCACGGAAAACGGGAAGCGTCGCGGATCAACCATCGAGGTTGCGGTCGACGTGGCGACCCTGCGAGAGATTACCAGCTTCGAGCAACGCATCTGAGTAAGTGAAACCATAGCAGTGAATAAGGCGTTCGGGGTAGCTCGGGCGCCTTTTTCTTTTGGGTTCGGTAGCAGGCCGCCTGAGTTATGGTCCCATATGGTCCGAAAAATACTGCAGCCAAAATGCAGCCAAAATCGGATGACGTGACAGGAAAACTTAGTAGAACCAGTCACTTAACGCTCTATTATGATCCCTCCTCCGCTACCACCTTTACGGACTGTCGTTCCCAAGCGGATTTTCCGCTTGCATTCGTCCTTCCCTGTTGCACTAATGTTGCAACGCACAACCAGCCGATTGTCGGCTGAGGGAGGATC